CTTTGCAGCGTCCAGCTGAATTCATCATCATCAATATCGGTCAGTTCAACGGTGGAACCACCGTTACTACGGCGTAAGGGAGATATAACTAATGCCAACAAATACTAACTTCAACTCAACCCTAGCGACTGACCCTTTACGCGGTTTTAGGTTCACCGCTACGTTTACTGCGGCAGGGGCTGACGCAACATTCAACACTAAAATCACTACAGGTTTTACTGGAGGATTCAGCTCAATCTCTGGTTTGTCTATTAATACCCAAGCTATCCAGTACCGCGAAGGTGGAATGAACACCACAGTTCACCAGATTCCTGGTATGACTACATTCAACCCAATTAGCTTTAGCCGTGGAGTAATCCTAGGCAATGACCAAGCTATGGTGTGGATGCGCGGGCTGTTCTCAGCTGGAACTGGCGCAGGCCTTCCTGCGGGATATAACCCAGTTACTAACCCAAACCCAGGCGCTACTGCGGCGGGCGCAACAGGAAACTTCCGTACGGACATAATCATTAATGTCAATCAGCACCCAAATACAAGCACTACTGTGGATTACCCACAAATGGCTTTTAAAGTGCATAACGCATGGATTACTGGCCTTAACTACACAGACCTGGATGCGACCAATGGTGCGATTCTGTTTGAAACAATGCAGCTTGTCCATGAGGGCATCTCTGTATTCTTTACAAATACTACGGGAAGTCCTTCAGACGGTAAAAACACAAGCGACTACTAACTGATAAGATTAGCCCATTAACCTAAGGAGAATAATTCGTGAGCACAACTGATACACCAGTAGTAGTAACAGACGCTGATTTAATTAATAAGTATGCAGCTATGGCGACAGAGGAGCCAGAACAGGTCGTAGAGACCCAGGCTCCTCTCGGACCAGAAGTAACTCTTCCTGGAGGATTTATCCTCGACGGGGCTGTGGTAAACACCGCTGAAGTTCGTGAGTTAAACGGAGTTGATGAAGAGGCTATCGCTAACGCACCAACTACAGGAAAAGCTCTTAATATTCTTCTTCAAAGAGGTCTGGTAAAGATTGGCGGAAAAGACGTAACTAGAGACGACTTGGATGCGCTTCTTGCGGGAGACCGAGACGCCATTCTTATCGCCATTCGTCGTGTTACTTTTGGTGGCACTGCAGAATACAGGGTCACATGCGCAGCTTGCGATACAGACCAGAACACCGTAGTAGACCTAGATAAAGATGTTCCTGTTAAAAAGCTGGAAAATTCTGAGGAACGAACTTGGAATGTAGAAACGAAAAAAGGGTTTGTTACTGTGGGGCTACCTACAGGAATTACTCAAAAGAAGTTGCTTGAGAACTCAGAAAAAACATCTGCCGAACTCAACACTATTCTACTTTCTGGGTGTGTGCTATCAGTAAACGGTATTCCATCTATGGGAGCCAGCACAGTGCTAAAGCTTGGTATGGCTGACCGCGCAAACCTTGTAAAAGAAATTATTGAACGTAACCCAGGCCCACGCCTTGGGGAGGTGAAGAAGGCATGCGAGGCATGTGGTGAGGAGATGAATCTCCCTATCAGCCTCGTTGATTTGTTTCGTATATAGAAAAGAAGATTACGAACTTTTATTAGATGAGTACGAGTTTCTAACAAGAAACTTTACAGGTTGGACTCTCTCGGACATACGGGGATTATCCGTGCGAGAGAGGCGCAACTGGATAGAACGAGCGAAACGAAATAGGAGGTAGTCATGGAAGATGACGTCAAGCTGGCCTTTGGCCTTGGCGGCAAGATGGGTACAGCCGTCACTAACATTAAGAACGACCTCCTAAGCTTAGCTAGCATTATCGAAACAACGCTTCTACCTAAGATTGATAAGATGGCTAGCCGCCTTGAGTCGGTTAGCAAAGATTTTAGTGGCCTTCTTATTGCTGATAAGTACGGGCGAGTTACGGGCACCTCAGGGGGTTCAAATAGAGTAGCCCCACCACCTCCTACGGATACTGGTAATAACGGAGCCCCTCCAACTAATAATCAAAGCCCTAAGACACCACAGGATAACTCCGCTGGTAAGCCTACTAACAATAAGATTGCGGCTGGGGCGCAGGCTGTGCTTGGCGGAATGTACGGGTCTAATCTACTTAGCATGGCCATGCCAAACGTGCAGACCTCCATCATGCAGGACTACCTCACTAACCGTGTAGCTTTTAATGGGGCTGGGGGGATAACGGGTAGTTTACAAGGTCAAACAAGCCAAATAAATGCTTTGCAACGCTCTATGGCAAACCAAGGAACAGCCACCAGCAGCATGGACGCAATTAATGCAATTATTGCTCTGCAAAATGCGGGGCTTGGCGGAGCAAAAAACTTTAAGCAATTAGCGTCGGGTGCCGCAGCCATTTCTAATTTAGAACCTGGCATGGGTCTTGCAGGTGCCGCTCAAGCTCAAGGAGCTGCTCAAGCCCCTACTACTGTAAATATGCTTCGTTCTATTGGTATCAATATGCGTGACGCTAACGGTAATATGCTCACTACGGGTCAAATGATTGACCAAATATGGAACTTTTTAAATAAGAACAACGGTGGCAAGAATATGGATAAGGAATCCATAACCATGTCCTTAGCCCCAGGTTATGGCCTATACAACATGCTTAGTAGCATGTTTAACGGCGACCCTATGATGATTAAACTTGTAGGAGACGGATTAAAGCTTAAAGCTCAAACAGGTGGGGCTGCTATTGATTCCCTTACCCGTAATCAAATGAAAACTTTGGGCGGAACCACTGGAACAGTTAATGCGATTGCTAACAAAACAGCTGCTCAAACAGAACTCTTAACCAATACGGCTGCAACTACTTCAGCTGGGTATGCGGCGTCTGCTGACTTAGCCGCGGCACTCAATAGATTTGCAGATATGGTCCCACAATTAACTTCGGCTTTGGGCGGATTAAACGGATTAATGTCTGGAGTAAAGGGTATAGGGGGCGGAGCACTCACAAGCGTTGCGGGCGCGTACGCCGCTAATAAAGTCGCAAAGAAAGTTGAAAGTACAGGCTTACTAAAGGGTATTGGAAATCTATTTAGTAAAGGTTTTAACTTTCTTAAAGGTAATATGGTAAGAGCGGGGGAGGACATCGCAAAAGGTGATGTGCCTGATTTTGCCGCGGCGGTCATGGAAGACGTAGCTGCGGGTGGCATCGCTGGGTTTGCTGGCGGTACATCTCGTGTACCTGGAACAGGGGATGGGGACATCGTTCCAGCCATGTTGACCCCAGGCGAAGCTGTTATTAATAAGGACGCTGCTGAGAAGTACCGTCCAATATTATCCGCTATGAACGCAGGAACCCTGCAAATGCACGCTGCTGGTACTTCTAATGTAGCTAAAGCTGAGTCATATTTATCTAAGATGAACTCTAATAAAGTAAGCGCGGGGGATTTTGCTCAAGCTATGCTCGTAGGATTAGGGGCGCCAACAGACGCGCAAAACGTCGCCAATCTAAAGCTATGGATGAGCGCTGAAGGTGGTAACTGGCTAAACACTGCGCATTTTAATCCGTTAAACACAAGCTATGGTTTAAATGGGTCTACTAACTTTAATACTGGAATGGCTGGGGGAGGCGTACAGGCGTACAAGAGTTGGAAAGACGGATTAGACGCAACTCTGGGCACTCTTACAGGTCAAAACGCTGGCGCCCGCGGGTATGCGAACCTTGTAAAAATGTTGCAGGGTGGAAAAGCATCTCAATCTGAATGGATTACTGCTTTACAGCAGTCTTCTTGGGATAATGGTCACTACTCTAACCTTTCGCATGGGGGCAACTCTAAATATAATCCAAATTCTCCGTACTCAGGCCACGGTAGCGGTGGAGCAACGAGCACCAACCCTGCAGTACCTACGCAGGCGCAAATAGCCGCACACGCAGCATCTCTTAATAAAGATGCGACTAATAACCATAACTACGGTGGGGTTAGCATCACGATTAATGCGCAAAATCAGTCATCAGATGCACTACTAAGTCAACTACAACAACTATTTGCGGGCTCAGGTATCGTAGCCCAGATTTCAGGGTGAGTAAATGCCTCAAAGTTCAGCGTATGCGGCAGCTTCTTATAAAGCATTAGCAGCTACCGCCGCAGCCACCGCGGCGGCTAACGCCCCTTTATTTCCAGTAGCTGCTGTTCAAACCAACCAAGTAGCTGCGCCACCTCCAGGTTATTATATAGACCAATTTGGGCAAGCCGCACCTGTCTCATCTATTTCAAACATAACGGATAGTAAGGCGAGAGCGGTCGCTGCCGCATTGGCAACCAACGCAGTAAAAGCTAGCGCAGTAGCGGCTGCGAAAGCAAGTGCCGCTGCAACCTCTTCTCAAACGTCTACGGCGGCCAAAGCAAATACTCCGTATAATATTCAATTCAATCTTCCACCCCATAAATGGAGTTTGCCAGTAGACCCCACTAATTTAGGGTATAACAAGACTAAGCAAACCAGCGCGTCCTTTAATCACGGACTTCGTAGAGCAGCTATGTGGTTCTACGATGCACCGCCTGCGGGAGACACAGCCCCTAGCAGCGCGCAAGGTTTAGTTTCCACATCCAATGCTGCAGCGGCTACGGACAAAAATTTATTTGGTTTTCAATTTTTATGGAACCCAACCACACTAAGCAATTCTATTTCATATAATCCTGCGATGGCTCCATCATCAGCCGATGCATTTGCGCAACTAAACTCTTTGTTTACAGGCATGGAAAGCATGCAAGTTACCGCGCAAATCAATAGAGTGATGGACTTTGCGGCGTTTAAGGCTAACCCTAACATGTCATTAAGTGAAATGGCCAGCTCGTATGCAGCGTACAAAAACCCTCAATCTAAATCTAAGGCTGAAACCACTGAACAACAAATATCTGACCTGTTAAAACGCGGAACTATGGCGGACGTAGAGTACATCTATAGGATGGTCAACGGCATCGGAAACGCATCTATACCTACTTTTACTAACGTCTTAGGTCGTCAAACAGCTGATTTAGCTTTTTTAGCCCCAACGGCTATAGCAATAAAATTTGGCCCAAACCCTGATAGTTTGTCGTACGTAGGTTGGTTAACACAGGTAGATGTTCAACACCTTCAATTTACTGAAGATATGATTCCGTTAGACACAACAGTAACCCTTAGCATTAGTGCGTTCTCTCGCACAACGTTAGCGAGCAACTAATGGCTATCTATAAAGGCTCTAGATATGAGTACTCTAAAGTAGACTTTGTGCAAACAAAAGCTGCGGGAAATGCAAACCCTATTATCTTCTACAACATTCCTGTATTTACCAACCTTTCTTACTATGAGCATGTGTATGAAGCTGGGGAACGGATTGACCAGATATCTACTCAGTACTACAGAACACCTAAGCTTTGGTGGTTAATTGCTGCGGCTAACCCCGCAATAAATGATTTATACAATATACCTGCGGGAACTTCTTTAAAGGTGCCCCGTGTTTAATTATTTAAAAGTAACTTTTCCTAACACTACGCTATCACCAAGCAGTGTGCTCTCTTTTAATTACTACCAAAACCGTTACAAGCATGAGGTTGCGGTCATAAAATTTAGAGATTGGAACGTTGAGTACTCTGTAATTTCTTCGGGTTCTCCTGTGCAATTTCAGATGTTTCATGGAGTTACCGCTGGGGCAGTAAAAACATTTTATGGATATGTCCACCACGTTTCACCTACCAGAACACCTGGCCAAAACATAACCGAAGTAACAGTAATCGGAGCCTCGTGGGTTATGAAAAATGAAAGCCAACATATTTATAAAGGACTATCAGCTGACGCTATAGTTACCCAAATGGCAAAAAAGTATAAGTTTGCCTCTTTTACTGTGAGTCACCCTCGCGTGTTCCCTCAGGTGTCTCAAGCGGGACACACAGACTGGGGTCTGTTAGTTCGTCTAGCTAAACAATGCGGCTACAGCCTACGTACAGAAAACACTGAGATTTACTTTCAGCCTATGTTGTATGAGTATACAAATTATCGTTCTCAAGCGCCTCGCTTTATTATGCGTGAGTCTAATAACCCTGGCGGTTCTACTATCTACAACTTTAAACCAATGATTGGCGAATCTATACCGTACGAACAGGAAACTAAAGCGGCTACCGCTGTGTCTGGTATAGATAGACCCTCTATAAATGGTTTATCTCTTACGCAACCTACAAGAAATAAGAAAACTAGAAGCTCTTCTAGTTTAGAATTTTTTGATAAGTATGAGACTTCAATCGTCGCTAACAATGCCGATACTGCTAAGCACGAAGCTAAAGCGGCCGAAGACCGAGCCTCTTTCCCGTACCGCGCTACAGTTGAAGTTAAAGGAGACCCTTTACTTCGACCAGATATGCCTGTATACCTACAGGGAGTTGGAGCTCAATACGAGGGCTATTGGACAATCTTAGGCACAGAGCACAAGATTTACGAAAAAGAGCGCAATAACCAGATATACACAACAATTTTAACTGTGGGTAGCGACTCTTTAGGTGCGGCGGTTACTTGGACAGATAATCAGACTATTACTCAACCCGCGGCTACTCCTACTAGAACTATTATTCCAGGAGTAACGCAAACGGTTATTACCCCCAAGAGCACTTTAATAAACACAACCCCATACAACCTTCCTCAGAAAAAGGGAACATTTGGGACACTTAATAATAGAACTGGCGACTCTATATCTAGTCCTACTTGGATTTCACAGACCGTTACGCTTAACCCTATCTTGACAGTGCCTGGAAGCTCCTCTCCTACGCGCAGCACCGCCCAAGCCTCTATTGGAACGATAAAGTGATGAACGACGAATACGATAAAAGATTTTATGGAATTTACGAAGGCGTCTGCACTAATAATGCTGACCCAGACGGTAAATATAAAATTAAACTTATTGTTCCGCAGGTGCTGGGCAATAATGAAACAGACTGGGCTGTTCCTTGCCTTCCTGTGGTAGTAGACGCTGACCATGGAACCTCTGGCGGCCTGACCACCACTACAAGTTCCGTTAATGATGGGGGCACTGGTTCTTCATCACACAGCCATACAGTGACGTTGACCACACATCAAAAAGTACCAAACCTTAATCAAAAGGTTTGGGTTATGTTCATTGCTGGAGACCCTAATTTTCCAGTCTGGATGGGAGTTGAACTATGAGTTCTGACAGCGCTATAACTCTTCCTTTTTCTTTTAATAGCTCTGGGGGTATTAGCTATACGACCGATATTCGTAAAATCTGGCAAGACCGAGTGACCTTAGTAGTTATGTCGCTAGTAGGGGAGCGGGTTATGCGACCAAATTTTGGGACAAATACGCGAGGTGCTGACTTTGAAAACACATCTAATGCTTTGTCTTTAATACAGTCCGAAATTGCCGCTGGGTTTTCAACCTGGCTACCTAATCTAACTCTTTTAGAGGTTACTGGGGCCGTAGACCCTGTAGATAACTCATTAAATATAAACGTAAGCTACCAATATGGGTTAGGTACTACCGACTCCGTGGTCTTGCGTAATGCTATCCTTGACTCTACAGGCTCAATACTTTCGGAGGCTCCAATAAATGGCTAGTTATGTTCCATCGGTAGACTATACCTCTAGAGACTACTCTGCCATTTTGTCAGATATGACTAGTCTTATCCCTAACTTTACGTCCAACTGGACTAACCGCGACCCCGCTGATTTTGGCGTGGTGTTGTTGGAGCTTTTTGCTTACATGGGAGACCTATTAAGCTATTACATTGACCGCGCTGCCAACGAAGCAATGATTACTACTGCTACTCAAAGACAAAGCCTTTTGGATATCTCCACAATGCTTGGTTACGTCCCAACGCTGGCTACACCAGCGACGGCATTAGTGACGTTTACTAACACTAGCGCTAGCGCTATAACTGTTCCAGCATTAACTCAAGTGGCGACATCCTTAATTGCAAATTCTACGACGTCTCAAGTAGTTTATGAAGTTACCTCTGCGGTAACAGTCCCTGCTCAAGTGGGGTCAACTGCTGGAACCGTAAGAACCTCAGTAACTCAAGGCGTAACTGTTTCTAACGAAAGCGTTGGAATTTCCAATGGATATCCTTCACAAGTTTATCAATTAGCTAACACTTCTGTTATCAATAATAGCACTGTCGTAGTTATTAACGGCGTAACTTACGCTCAAGTTCCCTATTTGGTTGATTATGGTAGCTATGACCCTGTTTATTCAACATACGTAGATGAAAACAATATTACCTACGTTAAATTTGGCGATGGAGTTAGCGGCTGCGTCCCACCTAATGGAGCAACCATATATGTTACCTACAGAGTAGGTGGTGGGGTACTTGGAAACGTAGCAACAGGCCTGATTAAATATATTTTAACAATGCCTGGGTTTAACGCTATTCCAACAGGATTAAGCGCTGTCAACTCGGACGTAACTGCGGGAGATGGAGCAGCAACTGGGGGGGCGGATGCTGAATCCAATGACTCTATTCGCTATAACGCTCCTTTAAGTATTCGTTCTATCAACCGCGCAGTTGCGGTTAATGATTACGCGTATTTAGCTACTCAAGTGCTTAACGTAGCAAAGGCTATAGCGTACGCTAGCGTTTATTCTTCTATCACTATTTACATGTTACCTTCTGGAGACCCTGGAGTATCTTCAGATAACGTTACGCCGAGCGCTACTTTTAATACGGTATCCGCAAATGTTCTTTCTTATTTAGTCAACAAAGCCCCAGGAAACACTACTATAACCGTACAACCCCCTAAATGGGTAGGCGCGTACATTAACTTAAACATTACGGTAAATCCAACTTACAGTCAATCTGCAGTTAAAACAGCGGTTACAACCGCTATTAACAACTTATTTTTTGTGGATAACACTTACTTTAATCAAACTATCTCTGTATCAAGTCTTTATAACGCGGTAGCGGCAGTCCCTGGTGTGGCGTATCAAAGCCTTACAAAGATGGTACGCGCAGATGCAGACCAGACCTATGTGGTTAATAACAAGCAGCTTGTATCTTCTGTGGCAACCCTAACCACGTCTACTACCCATACTTTGACCGTAGGACAAACAGTGTCGGTAACTAACGTAGATGCCACATTCAACGGAACTTATGTAGTCACTGCGGTAACAAGTAACACGTTCTCATATGCCCTTATCGCCAGCCCTGTGAGCTCTACTCCAGTATCTGGTGGTGCAGTAACTGCGTTAACAGTTAAAGATATAGTATGCGCTGTTAGTGAAATTCCTATGATTTCCTACTCCAGTACTTTCACACTAGGAAGCTTAAATATCACTGCTACAGGTGGTGTTACTAGCTAATGGCACGTTACGGAATTGATTACTACGGCCTTGGAACGTACTCAGGAAGCGCGGCTGCTACAGCATCGTACTCTGCGGGTACCTTTTTAGCGAAGCCTTATAACTATGGAGCTATACAATTAACGTGGTCTACCCCGACGGCCGCCGCAGGAACTTCTATAGCTAGCTTAGTAATCGTAAGAAATCAATACGGCTTTCCAGTTAATCCGTATGATGGTACCCAAGTCCTAGTAAGTAGTGATAACACTAACCCAACATCTTTTATAGATAGCACAGGGCTATCTGGTGGTGGGTACTTTTACTATTCTTTATTTATCTACGTGTATACAGCGTCTACCAATTCATACGCATGGGTAAACGCGGGAACCGCTTATGGATTTGCGGTCACCAAGGCTGGATACACAGACCGTTTGTATGGGTCTATTCCAGATATTTATAAGATTTTAGACCCGTCCTCTGCAACGGCGGACTGGAGTAACCAAGACTTATATAACTTTTTAGCTAACTTTGGCTTTCAGCTTGATTACATGCAAAACAGCATTGACCTTTTACGCCGTAGGTACAATATCGAAAAAGTAAACGGTAACCTAGTACCAACATTAATGAATCAATTTGGATTTACTTATGAAGGCTCCTTAGGTCTTCAGCAAAACCGTATTCTTCTTAGAGACGCTATTACATTAAATAAGCAAAAAGGAAGTAAACAAGGGCTTACCGCTTTTCTTAAAGACTTCACGGGCTATGCAATTCCTACGGCTTCTACAGCGCCTAACCCAAATGTTACTGGGGTAACACTGGGTCACAATTTAATGCTGGACTACAATGACTCTTCTGCTGAAGAAGGCACAGGACACTGGGTTTCTTCAGATGGAACTTCAGACATGGACTGGCTTGGTACATTAAACGTCACCTCCGTTTCTCTAACCTCAAATGTGGCCACACTTGTCGTTGGTCCTCATCAATATGATGTAGGAAATTACATAACAGTAACAGGACTGCCTGCCACTTTATTTAATCAGTCGGTGCCTCAAGTAATTACGTCTATTGACCAAACTAACTCTATTAGTTTTGCATTGTCTTACGCCTCAAATGTGACCTCTACAAGCGGTTATAACTTAGCTACTAACACATACGGCCAAATACATCCTAACCCTATTCCTTGGTCAGAGCCTACTGCCCCTAGTCTGTTTCCAAACAAGACAGGTGGAATTCTTGCGCTATACAACATGTCCGCTACCGCTCAAGCAATTTCTGCTTACTGCGGAGATTCCGACGCTATCGGCCAAGGCATACCTGTAACTGCGGGAACTGTTTACTCTTTTAATTTTTATGTAGCAAACGGCGGGACCGCAAGAGCGGTAACCCCTGTTATTAAGTGGTATGACCGTTTTGGTAAATACATTTCTTCTACAAGCGGAACTGCAATAACAGACACTGGGACACTGTTTTCTAGCTCGTACCGCCCTATAGTTAATGGCGTTGCTCCTACGTATGCTACAGCGCAAGCCATATCCACGTCATTAACTCAAGCGTATTACGCAGTACCTGGCTTATCTATTGCTAGCGTTGGTGGGTCAGCAACTAATGAGCACCACTACATTGATGCGGCACAATTTGAGGTGGCACCCGCGGCCACAGTAGCTGGATTAACCGTACCTATCACGGCGGCTTCTGGAAACGGAACCACGGTAACGTATACAGCGGTTAATACGTTTGTAGCTGGGGATACAGTAAACATCACGGGAATGCTCACATCATCTTTTAATTTTACAGCTGCAGTAATAACTAGTGCTACAAGCACACAGTTCACTATAGCAAGCACGTTAGCAACAGGTGTGGGCACCGTTACAGGTTCACCTGTTGCTGTTTTTGCTGGGAGTACTTTTGATGAGGCACGTCAACTTCATATCGTGCTAAAGGCTAATCGTATTAACGAGCTTATTAATCCACATTTTGCTTCTCCTTTAACTCCTTGGACGGTAACTAACGCGTCTAGCGTTGTTATTAATAGCATTGAAGAGCCTACCTCACCAGAATTTGCTGTTAGTACCACAGGAATTGCAGGGGGAGTAGCTACTGTAACGCTTTCTTCATACCATACATTTACAGTAGGTCAGTCTGTATTTTTAACTGGAATATCTGGTTCTGGGGTAACTCCTTCAAGTTTTAATGGGACTCAGACTGTGGCTTCTGTTACAAATAATACTTTTACATTTAATACGGGAGCTCCTTCTCAAGCAACAACAACAACTACGGGATTTGTGTACACCGCAGGAAACACTTTAGAGATTACAGCAACAGCGCCTAGCGTTACGGTGTCCTCTTGGGACGGGGCAACTGCTTCTCAATTAATGCCTATTTATTATCCAGGAACGTCCTACTCGTTCAGCGTATGCGCGCAATCGCTATCCACCGCAGAAAACGTTCAGTTAGCTATACAGTGGTACAACTCTTCTAAAACATTGATAGGCACCTCTCTTGGAGTATCAACCGCTCTAAGTATTGGTAACTGGGTTCGCCCTTACGTCACGGACACGGCCCCAACAACAGCCGCTTACGCTGTAGTTCAACTTTTATGGAGCACAACCACAGGACACTTCATCGCTATTGATGAGGCTCTGTTCGAGAATAATGGATTGGTCTTACCATACTTTGATGGCTCTAATGGACAAGGGCTACTCCCTTATGACTTTATGTGGGAAGGCAACGTGGTCAATGGAGCACGAAGCCATTTCTACAAGAATCGTTACAGCGTACAAACGCGTCTACTAGGTACCAATATCACTAACCAGATTAATGCGGGGTCTACGGTAGCGTTTTACCTAGCACAGCCACAAACGTAGTAAGATACAAGCATGCTTAATTTAATGTTGATTAGCCTGTCCACTGCATTCTTGTTAGCTCTATTCTCAGGAGTTTCTCAGCTTCTGTCTATGTTCGTTAATCCTGTGCTTGTTAACACTAGCTTTGTATTAGTGTTTAGCATTGCAACAAGTTTTCTTGTCACGGTCCCAGGGTGGAGAGCGCACATTGTTTACATAATGGCTGGGGCGTTTCTAGGAAGAACTTTCCTCACTATTGCGGAAAAAACGGCGAATTTTCACGCGACTATAGTCAGAAATACACAAGTCTAAAATCCTGTGTTAGTCTTCTCCTCCCCTAACAGGAGGTCCAATGGACAAGCACTATGTATTAATAACAGGTAGAGGTACCACAAGTCGGGCAAATGTCGAAGCCCTTCTAGAAGACTATATCTACGCAGCAAAAGATGAACTTGTATTCGTACTTGAGTACGAAAAGTCACCGAGCCAAGGGCAAGTGTTCATTGCTCAACTAGCAAGGGGTAAAGGCAAGGACATAATTGTCTTTGCTCACCCTGACGCTAAGTTTGACGGTTTGACAACAGGGTTCACTTTCAACCCCGTCATTGATACTTTTACTGAGGCAGTAGCCTTTGTAAAGGGCGAGAAAGCCACAGCCATATTTATCTGGGACGACGAAGATGAATCCCAGCCCCCGCGAGTCCGTTTACTAAAAGACGCGGGGATTAAAAGTCAAGATATCACTCAAGGCCTAATGTTGATTAAGGTAGCCGATGGTAGCCTTAGCGCGCCCGAACCAGTTGAAATCCCTGAAGCCGAGCAGGTCGAAGAAGAGCCCCTTGAGGATGATGATTTTGAAGAGGCCGAAGAGGTTGAGGACGACGAAGAGGAACCTGACCTAGAGGATGATATCTACTATGGGATTCAGGCTTTCATTAAGGCTATCGCCAAGGCGGTCGTAGCCGAGCTCCAGAGTGCCCCAGAAACGCCTTCTAAGGGCGACGAGGCGTGATTACATCTCGCGCCCTAGGCGTCTACTACTACCTAAAGGGTTCAGGGGCTAATATAAGCGCTGAGAGCCTTTCCCGCGTTTTCCCCGAAGGGCGGAAGGTATTCCTCTCCGTCCTGAAGGAGCTCCGTGAGGTGGGTCTGATTTCGACCACCCGCGAGACGGTCAACGGCAAGTTCGTGACCGTATCCCGCTTAACCGATGGGAGTCCCAAAACGGAACTCCTGTTACAGCAGTATGAGCAGAATAGCAATTTAATACTAAATGCTTATTCACTTAAATCATTAGAAAGAGTTCACGGCGGAGCCGTGAAAGGAGCAAACGTGGAAGATTATTCTCTTGGAAGATACGAAGTTGACGAGGATGACCGTCAAGAGCAAATCCGCAAAGCCCGTAAGAAGACTCAAGACGATTACGCAGAACTCAAGACTGCTGAAGCCACCCGTAAGAGCGAGGCTAAGTCCGCTCAGGCTCCCATAGATTGGAGCACGGATGCCTCGGTTTATGAATTCGCTGACCGCATGGGTCATATGTGGAACGTTCAACCTTGGACTACGGCTCGTACTCGGTTCAAGGGCGCTTTTGCTAAGTGCCGCAAAATCCACAGCACCAACGGCGAGATTGAACTCAAGATGATGGACCGCTTCTTTGCAGGCCTTGAGCACCAGAAACACATCAACGACCCAGAAGTTATTTGGAAGATGTTTATTAAAAACTACGCTAGCATCCTGCTTGATGTTGAGCGCAGTACTGTGACCCAAGAAGATATAGCCGTTGCTGAGGACATCTCCGCGCGACAGATGGAGAGGTTCTAATGTTTAAACTTACCGACTTGAAGTTACGTCGTCGTACTTGGATTAAGCTTGCCAATATCCCAGAGAAGCGCATTGGTTGGACCTTGGCTGACTGCACTGAGGTAGCCACGGATAAGATGCAGATGATTAACCGCTGGTACAAAGCGGTTAAGGACCACGAAGTAATCCGCGCTACTGGTAACACTCGTTGCGGTAAAGGTTTACTACTATGGGGAGAGCCAGGGCACGGTAAGACCACTCTTGCTTTGTCTATAGTTCAGGAAATGCTTACTACGTTTTCTCTTGAAGACTTTGACGCTAAAGACGGGGCTGCCCTAATCCGCCCATGTTATTTTGCTACCTTCAACGACATTCTTGCACTCAAGGGAATGACCATGGAGAACTCTGCTACTGAAGACCAAGAGGTCTTATTTCAGGGGATTTTGGGGGAGTGCTCAAATGATGCGTATAACATCCGAGTCCTGATTATAGACGACTTGGGTAAGGAACACACCTCATTGTCAGGTTGGCAAAGTAGCATGTTTCACCACATTTTACGCACACGGTTTAACAAAGGATTGCCTACCATTGTTACTACCAATATCAAGTTGGAGAACTGGGCTAGTGAGTACGGAGATGCCACAGAGAGCTTTGCTAATGAGGCCTTCGTGTACTTGCCTATTAATTCAACTGACCTACGAAAGTGAGAGCAAACCTCGTGTCAGACATGCGTTTAGTCCAACTTTTTTTGAGCCCGTCTCAGACTGCTGGGCCAGGGATTTATGAGGTTACTAGTGACCCTAAAGGAAACCTGTATTGCACTTGCCCAGGGTTTATTGGACGCAATTCGTGTAAGCACTCTAAATTTGTCGGTTCTCGCATTGACGATAACGACGGCCATTACCCGTTAGAGATATCTTCTCGCGCAACAGACGAAGACACAGCGAAAGCCAAAGCTTCAAATGAAGCATTCCGTGAGTTTGTTATTAAGTTTGGGAAAATAGAGGTGTACTAGCAATGAGACACGGGGACATCAGTAACGAGCTCCCCAAAAGAATAATCGTGATATCAGACGTATTATTGAATGTGGAGCTCTCGGTTAAAAAACGGTACAAAGTAATACCAATAGTTTCAAAAGAAGTAACTATCAAAAGAGAACTGCTTAGCTTTTTGTATTTGTATACAACAAAGAAAGGCGTGACTCTTGAGTTAGCCTCCTACACCTTAGACGATGAACAGTTGTCTGAGACTATGGAGTACTTAGATGAAAAGGGAACGAACCCCTTTAGATATTTCACTACATATCCATCTATACAAAGCCTTATAGACGAGCTACCATACCGCCCTGAAGTTGTTGGGGTGCTGGATGCTCCGCAAAACATATTACGATACGGACACTGGGGATTGGACTACAGCAACTTATGAACAACGAAGCAAAACTATTAAGTAAAGTTATTGAGAGCCGTAACCTTGGATTAATCTTAGAGCGCGGAGTTGATGCAGAGTGGTTTGCTGATGCAAACGATAAAAAGATATTCACCTTCCTGCAAAAACACTTTACCTATTATCAAGAATGTCCAAGCCTTGATTTGGTAATTGAAAACTTTCCTACATATAGTCTTTTAAAAGTAGAAGACAACATTGAATACTTTTTAGACAGGCTTGTAGCAAGCCGCCGTAAGCTTTCAATCATTCATACGATTGGAGAAGCCCTCACCTCTATTGAAAAAGAAGCAGACCATGAGAGCGCACTGCTTGCTATGGAGCGCGGAATTATACGATTGGAAGAGGCAGGCCTCACCAAGTCTAATGATTTGGAAATTACTAAAGCAGCCAAACACGCTAAGACAGAGTACGAGTTCCGCAAAAACAATCCAGGACTACTAGGTATCCCAACAGGTTTTCCCACTATGGATGAATCTACCTCGGGCTTACAACCTGGTCAGCTCATTGTTATCGTTGCTCCACCTAAGACTGGTAAATCTACATTAGCTTTGCAGATTGCTATTAACTGCCAGCTTGAGGGCAAGGTTCCTATGTTCATGTCCTTTGAGATGAGCAACAACGAGCAGAAGAACCGTTACTACGCTATGCGAGCTCGCATTGCATACAGGCGTTTAATGACGGGTACGCTTACTACTGAAGAAGAAAGTCGTTTCTATACCAAAGTAGACGCCATCCAAGATATGGAAGACAAGTTCCACTTTGTTGACTCTTCCAACGGGCAGACCGTTAGTTCTGTAGCCAGCAAGGTGCAGAGTAAAAACCCAGATATCATCTTTATTGACGGTACCTACTTGATGATTGATGAGGTGACTGGGGAATCCAACACCCCGCAATCAATTACTAACATTACTCGTAGCCTCAAGCGTTTGGCGCAAAAGATTAATAAGCCTATTGTTATCTCAACGCAAGCGCTTTCATGGAAGATGCGTGGCGGTCAAGTTACCGCTGACTCAATCGGTTACTCCTCTTCTTTCCACCAAGACGCCGACGTTATCTTTGGTCTACAGCGTGAGGACGAGGCCGTAGATGACACTCGCCTACTGCGCGTTATCGCCAGCCGTAACTCTGGTCTTACCGAGGTTTCATTGACATGGGATTGGGATACCGCTACATTCCGTGAAATGAACGAGGATGACCTGTGACAGTTGATGAAATGACTTCTACTCTTGAGCGCTTAGGGCTTGATGTCCTAGGTTCTCATGGGTACGAGATTCAAGGTCAATGCCCTGCTCATATTGAGCGCACGGGTCACGCTGACCGTAATCCGTCTTGGTATATCAACGCTGATACGGGCGCACACATATGTTTTTCTTGTGGCTGGAAAGGCAACCTTTACAGTTTAATTGCGTACGTAACCAAAGTTGATTACGAAAAAGCTAGTGAATGGCTTGGCTCTGTAGATAGTCTTGTCTCTAGGTTTAATGGATTACAGAAAGTAACTAAGCCTAAGATAGAAGAGCCCACGCACATCACGGGTTCCATGTTACGCGCTTTCTCTACCCCACCAGATTACGCGCTTAACGCTAGGGGCTTGAGTAATACTGCTGTTACTACCTACGGGATTCTGTGGGATGAGCGTAATCGAAATTGGATTATTCCTATTAGAGACCCCCACAAAGACACTCTATTAGGATGGCAAGAAAAGGGCTTTGACCACCGCTACTTTAATAATAAGCCTGCTGGTGTGAAGAAGAGCGAGACGCTATTTGGGTATAACGAGAACGTATTTAATTGGGCAGTCATTGTTGAATCACCCCTAGACGTAGTACGCCTAGCGTCTATTGGAATTCCAGGGTTAGCTACCTACGGGGCTATGGTATCTAAAGCGCAGTTCAATCTTATTCGTGGTTTGGATAAGGTTATCTTCGCTATGGACAACGACGAAGCAGGAAGAAACTCTGCCAAAGACCTACTGGCAATGTGTCAAGAGATGGGTGTAGAATCCTGGTTCTTCAACTACGGTGACTTAGACGTCAAAGACGTAGGTGGTATGAGCAAGTCCGAAGTACTTAACGGGATTGAAAAGGCACGGCATATGGTTAGGAAAGACCGAGCCATACATTAAGGGGTACACATGATTATTGGATTAACTGGCTACGCACAAAGCGGTAAAGACACAGTTGCTAAAACTCTTATTGATAACTATGGTTTCAAACGCATCGCTTTTGCTGACCCTATACGCGAACTTCTATACGAAATGAACCCCATAATTGGATTTGAGGTTGATGGCGGAGGGTGGGACTTAAAGACTGTTGTAGACCGAGACGGTTGGGATTTTGCTAAACAAGACCCCGAAGTTCGTCGTCTGCTTCAGGACTTAGGTGTTGGTGCCCGCAATGTATTCTATGAAGACTTTTGGGTTGACGTAGCCTTAGCAGATGTAACTAACTACAAAGACGGCAACCATTTTGTTATTACAGACGTTAGATTTATGAATGAGCTTCTTCAGATTAAACGCATGGGCGGTCAGATTTGGCGTGTAGACCGCCCAAACGTTACTGCGGTTAACAGTCATGTATCTGAATCTGCTCTATCCGAGTATGGTGTAGACCTTCTTCTCTATAACCACTCCACTATTGAAAACTTAGAAGAAAACATTAAATCCGTTATGGCAGGAGTATTAAATGCTAAGTGATGCAGTTGTAGCAAAAGAAGAAGCTATTGCCTTAGTCGCTTCTGGTATGAACCCAGAGTGGCGAGAGGATGCTTTACGGGCTATTAAGACCTTGGCTGAGCGCGAGGATGAGTTCACCACCGATAAGGTGTGGGAAGAGCTCTTGACCTTCTCCACAGCGGACACCCCTGAACCTCGTGCCATGGGTGCGGTAATGGTTCAGGCTAGAAAACTAGGTTACGTACTGCCTACCAACACCTACTTAAATAGCTCAAGGGTTAGTTGTCATAATCGCCCATTGCGCATTTGGAAGTCTAATCTTAGATGACCTTTACTGGCACTTTACTTCCTTACCAACCTGAGGCTGTAGACCGCATGTGCGAACGTGGCACAATGCTTGTCGCTTATGACCTTGGGCTTGGTAAGACTGTCCTGACTATTGCCGCCTTGGAGCGGTTAATGGCTGAGCAGAAAATTAAAGAGCCAGGTCTTATAATTTGTTTATCCTCATTGAAATATCAATGGGCTAATCAGATTGAAAAGTTTACAAGTGGTACTTCACGTGCTTTGGTCATTGACGGAACGCCAGCTAAAAGAGCAAAACAATATGAAGAGGCCTACAACTGGGCTACTTCAGGAGTTGACTATATTGTCCTCAACTATGAGCAAGTTGTTAATGACTGGGACTTCATTAAAAAACTTCCACGAGGATTTGTAGTACTCGACGAGGCTACCGCTATTAAGTCGTTTAAATCTAAGCGCACAAAGGCCGTAAAGAAATTGGTCAATGCTCCCTTTAGGTTCGCTCTTACAGGAACACCTATTGAGAATGGTAAACCCGAGGAGCTTTACAGCATTATGCAGTTCGTAGATAGCTCTGTGCTTGGCCGCTTTGACATATTTGATTCGGCTTTTATCGTGCGCAATAGCTGGGGTGGGGTAAACAACTATAGAAACCTTCCCACCTTGCACACAAAAATGAAGGAAGCTTCTGTGCGTAAGTCCCAGAAAGACGCAGACGTAGCGCCTTACCTTCCAGAGGCTATACATCAAGACCCTATCTTGGTTACGTTTGACCGCAAATCTTCTAAGTTATACACACGCATCTGTGACGACCTTCTACGGGACTTAGAGGAGGCTCAGAACCTGTTTGGTGGGGCGTTCAATGTACTTGCTCACTATGGTTATGAGAACCAAAGAGGAGGTCCTGAGGACGAATGGCGCGGTAAGATTATGTCTAAGATTGGGTGCCTAAAGATGCTCTGCTCTCACCCCGAACTTCTGCATACCAGCGCTGAAAAGTTTAAACAATTAAACGGAGAAGGGTCTGCCTATGCAAATGAATTGGTTGAGTCTGGCTATCTTGATGGCGTTAGTCATTCACCTAAACTGGACTACCTTACGCAGTATGTCAAAGATTTCTTGGACCAAGACGAAGAGAACAAAGTAGTTATATTTGCTACGTATGTTGACATGCTGGACATGATTGCTGAGACCTTAGGCCCTGAAAGATGTAAGCTCTACTCAGGTAAACTAGATGCCAAGACTAAAGAGGAGAACAAAGTTGCTTTTAACAATGACCCTTCTATCCGTGTCCTCATTAGCTCTGACGCTGGCGGTTATGGCGTGGACCTTCCCGCGGGTAATCTCCTTGTTAACTATGACCTCCCGTGGTCTTCAGGAGCGGCGACGCAAAGAAACGGTCGTATCATCCGAGCCTCATCTAGATTTCAGTCCGCCGTCATACAAGATATTCTGATTGCTGGTTCGGTGGAAGTAAGGCAATACGAAGCCCTTCAACAGAAGAACGCGATAGCCTC